CGCGTCTTCGCGACTCTCTGCGGTACCCTTCTACCGTTGTACTAACACTACGAAAGGAGTCCTTTATGGGCCTTATGTCCCGCCCGACGTCTTACGACGTCGAGTTTGTCATCGGCCCAACGGCCACTACGCGGAAAGTTGTCGAGACTGGCAGAATTACCGTCAGTCGTACCGACACCGTTAAGCGCACTAAACCGTTGGATCTCTTCGCATCTGGTACTTACCGTTCTCACTTCATCGATGATGAAACGAATGGCGTAGGTGTCGCCCGCGAGGGCGCTTATACCTATGGGTATACAGTTGCGAACTGGGGTGGTGCTCCGGGTATGATCTCTCAGGCCCCTAATACGGGCTTTGTGACCAACAAGCTAAGGACACAGTTGAGGGAACAATCTGTCAATCTGGCTATGGCGCTTGCAGAATATCGCAAGACCGCCTCCTTCGTTGCTGATACGATGAAGGAGATTTATAACCAGACTGTCAGGCTCCGCAAAGCCATCTCGCGACGCGACTATTACTTCATGTTCTCGCGCAAATTCCGCAACCAAAGCGGAAAGCGCTGGGACCGTGTCAGTAAACCCGCAGCGCGGAGGTGGCTCCAGTACCAGTATGCGGTTATGCCGCTGTACTATGACGTTTGTGGCTCAATTGAGACTCTCCATAAGAGTGTCCCAACCACACCCTACATATGGGCAAAAGCTACCCATAAGGAGGAGTTCCGGAGTTCTTACTCCGGAAGATCAACTCGCCTGTCTACCGTTTTCATTACGATTGATAGGAAGTTGGAACGCAAGTACCATGGTACTGCCCGTGCTGTTTGTACGTCGCCGTATTTACAGGCGACTATTCAGCGGACGGGCTTCTCAAACCCTGTTGTCTTAGCTTGGGAGCTGCTGCCCTATTCCTTTGTCGTAGACTGGTTTATCAACGTCGGCGAAGTTCTTGCCTCTGTTGATGACCAACTCTACTACTCGTCTTGTCTCGGTCAAGTTACTTACCGTGATAAGTACGTTGGAACAGGTAACGCAGCGTGCGCGATCGCGATGAAGAAGCGTACCGCGTATACTCGAGAAAACGTCTGGGCCCTTTCTGGGCTTGCACGTCTTATCTACAAACCCAGCCTCGGAATGAAACGCCTTGTGTCTGGCGCTGCATTGTTGAGACAACTATTTCCCCATTGACACTTCTCTATTTTTGAGGATTCAAAAATGCAAGCTGCTGCGATTACCATCAATGATGGTCTGGCAACTCCCGTTGCCCGTACGTTCAACCCGGACAGTATCACTCCGGCTCTGTCGGTGTTCTCTGAGCGTAGTTCCGGTGTGGCGCTGACTTTTAAGCGTCTCACTGTTGCTACCCAGATGGCCTCCGGCAGAACCGAGGTGAACCGCGCTAAATACAGCGTGGCTCTGCCCGTCGGGACGACCGTTAACGGTGTGACCTCTCTGGCCTATACGTTGCGTGCCAACGTCGAAGTCATCCTTCCGGATGGCTGTACCGACGCTGAACGCAAGGATCTGTACGCCTTCCTGACGAATGGTCTCAACCATGCGTCTGTGAAGGCTGCAGTCCGCGACTTGGATCCGTTGTACTGATCCTTGTCTTCGTTGGGCTTGCCCCATCGGTTGATTTTAATCTTAGATGGAGTTACACATTTTTATGCGTAATTACTCACCTTTTAAGGATGAGAAGGCACTGTTCATGTCGCTATGCGAGGCTGTTGATACACCACGCGCACAAGCGTGCTACATACTTGCGAGGGCTGGGGAGTGGAGTCAATACATCGACTTACCCCCCGCAGACCCGGACCGGCCATCGTTTGCTGATGATTACCTTGTCAGCGAAGCGATGACCAAAAATCCGAATCTACCCTTGGACATTGACAGAGAGCGGGTTGCATTGCGTAAGTTTCTTGAATCTGAAGAGCAGTGTCGCCAAACGAACTCTCGCTTTAAGCAGTACGAAGACGGGACTTTCTTGATCCCTGAGAGGATTAACGCGGTGCTCTGTCGAGCATCTCGAATCATCTCACGTACTCTCGGAACGCTCACGCGTCCCGTGCTAGAGTCCATTGAACGGCATATGCGATTCGGACCAGGAGCTACATCGGCCGTTTCGGGCCAGAACGTAGTGCTTTCCAATAAAATGACATCGAGACTCGATGTCACGCCTAGATTGTACCCCTATGCTAGATCCATCCTTGGCCCAGTCTGGGCCTCGGCGGTAACCGATATAAATTTGGTTGCTTCTAGCCAGGTGTGCACTGTTCCGAAAAATGCTAAGACGGATCGATGTATTTGCATTGAACCTCATCTGAACATCTATGTTCAGTTGGGGATTGGTGCAATAATCCGTCAACGCCTAATTCGTTCCGGAATCCAGATTGCTCATCAAGAGCAAAACCGGTTCCTTTCGTCGAAAGCGAGTCAATGGGGTTTAGCAACGCTCGATTTGTCGAGCGCTAGCGACACCCTTTCACGTAGCGTAGTCTGGAACTTGCTTCCTCCAGATTGGGCTGCGTTGCTTGATCTTGTGCGTACCGAGTTTACGGTTATCGACGACCAGGAGTTGCGCTTAGAGAAGTTCTCCTCTATGGGGAACGGCTACACGTTCGAACTTGAGACGCTTATATTTGCGTCTTTGGCCGAAGCTTGTGGAGCCAATCTCTTTAACGTATTTGGTGACGATATCATCGTGGAACGTGATGTCGTCCCCCTCCTGCGGGAAGTACTGGAGTTTTGCGGCTTCAGTACGAACATGAAGAAGTCCTTTTGGCAAGGTGACTTCTTCGAGAGCTGCGGTACCGATTGGTGGCGAGGCATTGATGTTCGACCTATCTTTTTTCGGTCAACTACCAATGACAAAACCTCTTTCACCATCAGAATCGCTAACGCGATTCGCCGGTACGCTCATCGTCGCGGCAGCGGTCACTATTGTGACCGTCGCTTTTTGCGCTCTTGGATTCGGGCTATTAGCCTGGACCCTCGAGCTCGTAAAACCGGTGTTCCGCCAGAGTATGGCGATGCCGGTCTTACACGCAACTTCGATGAGTTCACCCCAAGACGCTACGGTCGCGGTTGGTCCGGCTGGCGAGGAAAAATCTGGTCCGGGGCTCCGCCCCGATCTAGACGCACCTCACATGCTGGAGCCTACCTGGCCGCATTAGCTTGGGGGACGCCAGGGAACTCCATCATTGATGATGATGGAGCTACTCACTCGTCACGGCTTTTTGAGCCTGTGAGAGGTGACCCTGGTCGTCCAGCTCTACGCACTCTTCACGCTTTTACGTGGAGTGATCTAGGCCCCTGGGCTTAACCGCCCCAGGGTCTTTCGCCGGGTTTTCCGGCTGGAGTTTT